CCATTCTTAATATAGCTAATTCACAATCCTCAAATGTTAAACCTTTGCAAGTATTTTTAGGTTTCATTTATATTATATAATAATTAGATATAAATTATTATGTAAATATGATAATTAGATAAATTATTCAGTAATATTTATTGGTGTAATTATACCTTTTTGTTTATTTTTTGAGTTGTAATTGTAATAAATACCACTGATTATTGCTAATGAAAATAATATTAATCCTGTAAAATAAAACGGATTAGATATAATATTTAACCATAACCAAATTGTTATAGATGTAAAAATAGGCGAAGAAATACGTATAACCATACGTTGAATCATAAATGGTGACGCACCTAAAGATTTTAAAATATTAATAATAGTATTAAATGTTACAAAACGTATCAAAATATTATTTTCAATATTTAATCCCATTAATGTATTTCTATCAATATGCCATTTTTTTGACATTTCACCTGGTAAATGATTATGATAAGCAGTAATAATTGAACTTTCTGGTAAATTAGGAAATTCTTTTGCTAAGTTTGTAGAAACAAATAAATATCGTGGAGCGTCAATTAAATATGTAACTGTTTCCGAAGTAATATCAGTTAACTTATTAATAGTATTCATAATTTGTATCCATGATTGTTTTACTTCTTTCGCAACCAAATTTGGAATAATAAAATGGACCCATAATATCTCAAATGTTTCAGCAATAATAATTTCAAATAACATTTGTCCTACACAAGCACTAAGATAAGCATATTGCCATGTTCTACCACGAACCATACCTCGTATCATAGAAAAATACATAAAAAATATATTCATCACTATAATTCCACACCATGCTAACCCTTTAAATTTAGAAGATACAGCTTTAGTATAATGATAATCTTCGGCAGATTTACTAATAAAAATTTTTGACGCAATAGTATCATAACCTAAAAGATCTATAATAAAAGTATGTAATATTTCTAAACCAATTTGTTTATTATTTACATGTTTTAATTTTTTTATTTTTATTTTAGTTTCATCTTCAACCAATTGTATTTTATTACGTATTATTTGTTCTGTATCAATAGTAATATTACTACATTTTGATAAATTTATACCATATAAAGAAGCTGAAATATTATATACACCAGCTGTTTTAGAAGTAAATGCGATTAAAGTTGGTTTGGTAATTTCACTCCTAATATCGTAAATAATACTATTTGGTATTAAATAACTTTTTTATGTATTAATATTAAATTGTAATCTTTGAGGAGCTTTATCAATATAAACTTGAATAGCTCCAAATATTGTTTCATCTTCGTAAATAATAGGAGTTACAATTTTAATACTAATAATATTTGCGTTGATTTGATATAAATATATCAAATAAGTAAATAAACTAAATAAAGTAAATCGCAACACTTTATAATGTATATTTATAATTTATATTTGTAATTTATCTTCTTAATTACAAATATATTTTATGAAATAATACCTTAAATTATACACATTTGAAGATTTAAAAATTAAAACTATAAAAATCTGTACTAGCTTCACGAGTATCGTATGAATATTCTGGATTTTGTGGGGTTGGTTCAGGAATTGTAACAGGTATATATCTTAGATCTTCTGGTTTTAAACAAAACGCATAACCACAATTATCAAAAAATAAATTATTTTCCATTAATAAATTATCTACTAATTGATAACGCATAGCAATCATTTGACATCCAAATACTCTACATAAAGCTCCACTTGGATTATCTGGATTTATTCCTTTATCAGGGAATACAATTGTCATACCTCTCTTATTATATTCAGTTAATTCATTAGTATCTGGATTATTTTTTACACCATAATAATCATAAGCTCTTGCGAATATTGAATTACTAGTTAAATTTACATATTCAAGAAATTCTTGATTTTCTAAAAAAGAATTATTGATACGGTCAATAATTAAAATCACTTTATTCTTAAAAGACAATAAAGGAGTATTCCCTAAATTTTTACCAGAATTTTCAAAACTATATTCTTTACCTAGCATAATATTATCATATGATTTAAATATATCAGCTAGTTTTGTATAGACATCTTGTTTATTACTTTTAATTCTTAAATGAATTATAATTGGATCAGTAGGGTTTGGACTAGTTCCACCTGAGAAAGCATAATTATTAATTGTATCCATTACACTGGCAAAACTAACAGAATTAAATGTTTCTTTAACATAATAATCATCTGATGTACTTGTTGAAACAACTGGATTATTATTAACTGAATAAATTTCAAAATCTAAACATCTTACACCTTCTTTAATTACAGCTTTAAGATTACATAAATTCACAAAATCATTTTTATAAGAACCTCCTGAACAAGCATTATATGCGGTTTTTATATAATAATCGAATAAGTTGAATTTACAATCTGGATCACGTTCTGAAATAGGTCTTATATTTCCATTAACTGTTGAGTATAATGTATTCATATAATCACATTCACGATTTTCTAGTTTACTTAAATAAATCATATAACCGACGAATATTATTAAAATAATAAAAATAAATGCCATAATCATATAGCTTTGAAAATCTTCATCTAAAGATTTCAATTTTGATAAATAATCTGTAGGTTGATCTGACATTAATCTAATATATTAAAGTATTATTAATTTTTGTTTATACAGTTTTATTTTACACAATCAGTCTTTTATCCCTTTGAATTATAAAACCTAATATCGTATTCATATCCTAATTATTTAGCAGCTTTTTTGCTTTAAAAATATATTACTTTTTTTATTATTTATAGTGGGTGTTGATTTAACTTCAATACATTTATTTTGAGACTTAATAAATATATCTACAAAATGATAATGTAATTTTCCATTTTTCATCATTATTATTAATAATTTCATTTACACCCTTAATAATTTAGGTGAATATTTATTTTATACTATTATAATAATAACATTAATATAAATGCCAAGCAGAATGAAAAGTAAAACGAATTATCAAATGGCGAGTTGGATCGCAAATTTTATAAAGCATTCTCCTTTACCACCAACTCCTTCACCGCCAGCTCCTATACAACCTACAGGAGTATATAAAAATACTACTGGGGAATTTATTCCTTTTTAAATAAATTTTTACATATTATTATATAATTTTATTACCTTTATATAATAATATGTCAACCAATTCATTTATAGTAAATGGTAGCAATCCATCTGGTGAAGAAGCAGCATTTATATACATTCAGGCTTCACCAGTAGTTCGCAGTTATTATCAAGCTGGATTTCAAGGTAATTTGAAATTAACAACAGATATTACATTAGAAGACACACAATTATTGCAAAAAGGATTACTAGCAGCAAGTGCTACAGCACTTGCGTTAATTCCAGAACTTGCGTTAGCGATTATACCGCTTACTACTATTTCGGCAACATGTTTATATATAGCTGGGGAATTATTGTCTGACAATAACAAACCATCATTTTACCCAAGTATGGTAATCCAACTTACATTTGTAGGTATAATTCCACTAACAGCCGCGCCAGCTAGTTCCGGAGGAGGTCCTACCGCGGTCATGATGGCGAACGGTACACCTATTATATTAAGCACAGATTCCTCACAAATAACAAGCCCTATTATATCATCTGCACTTAGCAATTCATTAATCACTAAATTAGCAGCAGTTGGCGCTAGTGCAAATTTGTATCCAGAATTAATCCCATTTGTATTAAAAACACCACCAAATCCTATATATCCAGCTACAGCTCAGGTACCGTCAACACAAATGTCATTTACAAATTTAAACAAACCGACCCCTCCACCAACATACACTATGATTTATGGTTCAGATTATAACATAAATGCAACAGCTTTTTCTACACTAGAAACTGACGATGTAACGGGTGCTATATCCCTTCCTGTACAAACGATAGGAGGGGTAATAAGTTATACAACTGATGGCATTTGGTGCTATTTACAAGTTTCAAACCCAACAGGAACAATGGTATTTAATATTACTATGGTTGGAGGTGGAGGAGCAAGTAAGGGTTCAAGTACTGATGATGAATGTGGTGTAGGTGGAGGTGGTGGCGGAGAATGTATTACATTTAACGCAATAATTCCTACAGGCAGTTATTATATAAGGGTAGGGGGTGGTGCGATAGATGATCAGGAAATAACTGACCCTATTACTGGCGCTAAATCATATAATGGTGGTAATACATATTTTGCATACATAAACGATAACAACGCATATACTCCACTATTTACTGCAAAAGGTGGATATTCAAAAACTGGTAGTGGAACAGGTGGAGGTTATGGTTATAATAGTGATGGAAATTTAGAAACTGAGGCTAATACAGGGTTTAGTTACGGAGGAGATGGTGGTGCATCTGCCAGTTCTGGAAGAGGTGGACAACCTGGAGGCAAATCTAATTTAGACCAACTAGAAATCATAAGTCCTTCTATTGAGCAAACCGTTATTATATATTGTGGTGGTGGAGGTGGCGGAGGTGGTGCGTGTTATAATGGTCAAAGTTCGAGTTGTGATTTCGGAACAGGCGGTGCTGGTGCTGGAGGTGATGGGGGTGGTAATGACCATAACGGAACCGGTTATGACGGTAACAGCACTGTAATTTCTACTGGAGGGAATGGTGTTCCTTATGTTGCTTCATTATATGGTGGAGGTGGTGGAGGTGGTGCTGAGTTTAATTATAATACAGTAGGTTCTGATGATACGTATTCAGGTGGTAACGGTTCCAGAGGACTGTGTATAATTACATGGGGGACAGACCTTCTATATACCAATTCTGGGGTAGAATTCACTCCAGTTACGGAACCAATAACTATAGCACAAAACGGGTTATTATATTTACCATATGATTATAATGGAGAAATTGATGTAGAAATTACAGAACAATTTGTTCCTTTATGGGCACAAAGTATTATAACGAATTTTGATGAAATCGCAGGTTACTCATCAATCCTAGATTTGTTATATGGTAAAATACCACAAACTCTCTATAATAAACTAGACGATATAGTAACAGTTAAGAATGACTTAAACACTGGTCCTGTAAATTTGATATCTGAGTCTGGTGCTAGTAAGATACCTGGAATAGCGTTGCCTTTTAATTATAATCTAAACGCATCACTTTTTTATATTAATACAAATCTTAATTGGGATGTGATTTTCACAAGTGAAAACTCACCAAATACTGTAATTACTAATGGTGTATTACATTATAATCCTCTAGATATAATTTTTTCACAAAACACTATTATGACTTTAACTCAAAATTTGAATCCAGTATCACCACACACTTGGTTGCAAATTGATTTAACTATTGGTAGTACTGTGAGTGATTATAATACAGATAGTCCTCCTGAAAATAACGCAGCTTTAGCATATAAAATTACAATTCCAAATACTACTTGTTATGGTCTCTTACAAAATTTAATTCCATATGTTCCAGAATAAAATTGTGTATATAAATATGTAAATATAAATATATATATATATATATAAAATGATACAAACAATTTTTGCAAGGTTTACAGTTATGAATTCAACCACACTAGATCCAAATATTACTACTGCATTACACGCTACAATAAACACATTCGTTATTTCAATTCCAGTCCATAAAGATTATAAATTAAATGTAAAAAAACTAACATTAGAATGTAATGATAGAACTAAAATGGATTTTGTATATGTAGCCAATGAACGAAATGTTAACGACATAATTTATTGTATATTAGGTGCTCTTGATGCGACACTTAGTAGATTTTGTGTATCTGGATTCACATATGCAACAAATAAACAAGTAAATATTATATCACGATTATAATGAAACAAATGAATAAATACGTTATGATGATTTATTTATTTATGTTACATGGCGGTAAATTTATTTTTATTCGTTTTAATCCATATAAATTTAAGGATAAAAATGGTAAAACTATAAATCCGACTTTATAAACTCGTTTACCTATTTTACAGGAAGAAATTGAAAAACAAATTAAAAGAATAGAAATAATTAAATTATATTATGATGAAATTAAGAATTAAAAAAATAACATTATTATATATTAATTATGGCTGGAGGATTAATGCAACTAGTAGCTGTAGGGCAACAAAATGTCATTTTAAACGGAAATCCAAGCAAGACTTTTTGGAAAGCTACTTATAAAAAATATACTAATTTCGGAAAGCAAAACTTTAGACTTGATTACACTGGAACACCATCTCTAAGTTTAACAACTGAATCAACTTTTAATTTTACTGTCAAGAGGTATGCCGATCTTCTTATGGATTGTTATATTTCAATCAATTTACCTACCATTTGGAGTCCTATTATGCCTCCACAAGCTGTAACACAACCTGATGGGTCTATAATATATACAGATTGGACTCCATATGAGTTTCAATGGATTAAAGATTTAGGTGCTCAAATTATAAGTCGAATTACTATTACTTGCGGTAACCAAAAACTACAAGAATATTCTGGACAATATATTTTAGCGTCAGCTCAGAGGGACTATTCTGGTTCAAAATTGTTACTGTTCAGTGAGATGACTGGCAATGTTCCTGAATTGAATGATCCAGCTAACTCTGGAGCACGTGTAAATGCTTACCCTAACGCATTTTATACTACAAGTCCTGCTGGCGCACAACCATCTATAACTGGTCGAACATTATATATTCCACTAGGTGCGTGGTTTAATTTAGTTACAACTCAAGCATTTCCATTAGTTGCTCTTCAATATAATGAACTTCAAATAAGTGTATCATTTAGACCAGTTAATGAATGGTTTACTATTCGTGATGTAATGGATTATACAAATAATTACCCTGTAGTTGCTCCAAATATGAATCAATTTTATATGCAATTTTATAGATTTCTTCAAACACCTCCAGATGAAGAATTAGGACCTACCTCATATTTAGACACAAGAACAAATTGGAATGCTGATATTAATTTAAATTGTACTTATTGTTTTCTCTCTAATGACGAATCTGAGATTTTTGCTAAAAACGAACAAAAGTATATTTTTAAGCAAGTTTATGAGAAACCTTATTACAACATAACAGGACAAAATAAGGTTGATTTAGACTCATTAGGTATGGTAATTAGTTGGATGTTCTATTTTCAACGAAGTGATGCTAATTTGCGTAATCAATGGTCTAATTATACTAATTGGCCTTATGATTATATACCTCAAGATGTTACTCCTAGTTCAACAGCAGGTGATTATCCAAATCCTGATCCAGCTGGACCTCCTCAACTTGGTCCAGGGTTAAATCCAGATGGTTCATTGAGTGGTCTTTACACAACTGGTATATATAACCCACAAAATATTAAATACATTTTGATAGCATTAGGTATACTTTTGGACGGTCAATATAGAGAGAATATGTTACCCTCTGGAGTTTATAATTTTGTGGAAAAATATGTTAGAACATCTGGTAACGCACCTCAAGGACTATATTGCTACAACTTTTGTTTAAATACTGATCCATTTATTATACAACCATCAGGAGCCATGAATATGAGTAGATTTACAAACGTTCAATTTGAATTTACAACTATTTCACCACCAGTTGATCCATATGCTCAAGTATTAACTATTTGTGACCCTATCACAGGTGATATTATTGGTATTAATAAACCTACATGGCGCATTTATGATTACAACTATGACTTGTATTTGATGGAAGAGAGAGTTAATATGGTGATTTTTATCGGTGGAAATGCTGGGTTATTATACGCAACCTAATAATATACACCTTTTAACATTTTACACGCAGACTTTATATTAGACATACTAAAATTATTAAAAATATTATTAAAAATATTATTATTATATAAATGACAGAGTATTATTATTCTACAATTTATAAAAAAATGAGAAACTATATACCTTTAAATGAAATGAAAGGATTACAATGGTTTGCGTTAACTGATGATTATGGTGATTCTTACGGTGATATAACTAAAAAATATTTTTTTAAAAAAAAACCAAAATTATTGGATATAGGAGATGGAAATGTGCGTAGTATGATTAAAACTATAATTCAAACTAATGAACCATCTTTAAAAATCGATTATAGTGATCCAAATGAACAATATTCAGGAGGTCTAATGAATAAAAAATATCATAATTTAGTTAAAAAATATTTTGAAAAAGATTATGATGGTACGATTATTAGTGAAAAACATTTAAAAGGAAACAATAACTATTCTATTGAAGATCTTGATGGTCCAACTGAAATAGTTATTTGGGGTAACTATACAGATTTACTTGAAGAAGTAGACTCTGGTGGAAAAAAAACAAAAAACAAGAAAACAAAAAACAAGAAAACAAAAAACAAGAAAACAAAAAACAAGAAAACAAAAAACAAGAAAACAAAACAAAAAACAAGAAAACAAAACAAAAAACAAAA